ATGGAATACGCTTATGCTAAGGATACTGAAGAATTTGTAACTACCGCTGTCCAAGGCGCAGGAACACTCAACGCAACAGCACAGGCTAACTCAGCGACTGGACTTCTATCCTACGTATCAAGCGCAGCAGCAGCAGTATATTCAGCATCACTTGGTTTTGCTCGCAACATGATCGTTACACCAGAACAATGGGCTAACATCATGAGCTACAACGATGCCGGACGTCCAATCTACATCGCTGCAAATCCACAGAATGCAGGTGGTGCACTTACACCTACATCACTTCGCGGTAACGTTGCAGGTCTTGACCTTCGCGTATCTCGCTACATGAAGGGCTCTGGAGGAGTCGGTACAGCAGATTACTCAATGGCTGTCGTAAATCCAGATGCTTACACATGGTACGAGGGCGCACGTCAGCAACTTCGCACAAATATTAACTCTGACGGAACAGTAGATATCTTGCTATTCGGTCAGGGAGCACTTGCCACTAAGTTAGCGGCTGGCGCAAACTGGTTCAACCTAACCTGATAACACCCTAAGTCGCTGGCAGGGTAGTGCCCTTCTACCCTGCCAGTCTTTAGAAAGGATAAGAGCATGGCATTGACAACAGTCGCAGAACTTCGCACGGCTCTAGGCGTAGGTACTCTCTACGCCGATTCAGTCTTGCAACAAGTCTGCGACGCTGCAGATAACGTCCTTCTTCCTTTTATCTGGTCAAACACCCTTTCAATTATCGGGCATAGCAATACAGCCAACACAGGCACTTCATTCTTTGCAGATCCAGTAACCGATGTCTTATACGTCGGTGAGACTGTCGTCATAACAGGCGCAGGATCTAAGCACAATGGCAACAAAACAATCACAGAGGTTAGCGAGTATTCAATTACTTACGCAATCACAGGCAACAATAACGCCGTGAAGCCTTATCACCCAATCAATCCTTATGGCTTACTTTCAGCCGATACTTATCTAGATCCTTCAACAGTTCCAGCGATCCAAGAAGCATCGCTCATGGTGGCTATTGACATCTGGCAAAGCCGCCAAGCGCCTTCATCTGGCGGAGTAACGATCGATGGCTATCAGCCTTCACCTTACAGAATGGGCAATACCCTTCTAGCGCGTGTTCGTGGATTACTTGCACCTTATCTCGATCCGAGATCGATGGTGGGCTAATGGCCGCCATATCAACACTCCGCGCAGGTATCGCAGCAGCTCTAGTCGATAACACTAAGTACTCAGTCTTCGCATTCCCACCTGCTACACCAATTGCTAACAGCGTCATCATCGCTCCAGCAGATCCTTACATCTCGCCGTCTAACGGATGGCACGCCACTATCTCGCCTATGGCGAACTTTACTATTTCCGTCATGGTTCCTCTTCTAGATAACGAAGGCAACCTAAACGGGATTGAGGATAATGTAGTCCGAGTCTTTAATAAACTCGCTACATCCTCATACACCTATAACGTCACAGAAGTATCCGCCCCGGCGGTACTAAGTGCCGTCTCAGGTGATCTACTTACCTGCAATATCAATATCTCAGTCCTAACGAGTTGGAGCTAAAATGTCCGAGTGGGAAAAAGAGCAAGAAGCCTTCCTGATCAAGATCGGGCAGGTAGCACCATCAACACCTAAGCCAGCACCTACCAAGAAAGACGAGGAATAATCTCATGGCTGTATTTCTAAATAACAAAGTCGGCGTGAAGGTTAACTCAGTCGACTTGAGCGATCATGTCCAATCAATTACTTTGAATAGAAGCTTCGAAGAATTGACCGTCACGGCCATGGGCGACTCTGGTCAAAAGTTTGTAAAAGGCCTAGAGGCTTCTAGCGTGACTATCGATTTTATGAATGACACAGCGGCAGCGAATGTCCTAGCGACATTGCAAGCCGCATGGGGAACTAACGTCACAGTAGTACTCCTACAGGATAAGGCAACCGCCGTTGGCGCGACTAACCCTCTCTATACAATGACCTGTCTAGTAAATAACACTACAGACATCAACGGAGCAGTCGGCGATCTTGGCATGCAATCTGTCACATGGAACGTCTCTGGTACAGTAGCAGTCGCTACAACAGGCACATTCTAAAACACTAAACAAAGGGGCACAGCATGGCAAAGTTAATAGTCACACTAGCGGACAACAGCGTTACCGAGATCGAGATCACTCCTCGCCTCGAATACGCGTTCGAGCTATATGCTAAAAAGGGATTTCACAAAGCGTTCCGCGATGATGAAAAGCAATCAGATGTCTATTGGTTAGCATGGGAAGGCCTTCGACTAAGTGGAGTCACAGTCAAGCCATTCGGCGCGGACTTTCTCGAAACTCTAAAGAGTGTCGAGGTTGCAGAGTCTGACCCTTTGGCCTAGGCAGGGATAGCATCCACTACCTCATAGCTCGCTTGAGCATTGAGACGGCTATCCCTCCACAATATTTGATTGATTTAGACCCTACGATGCTCCAGATGATTCTGAAAGCGTTGAAGGATAGAGCAAAGGAGCAGAGCGATGCCTACAGAGCTAAAAGGCGCTAGTGCGCTTCGTAAGGCTCTTAAGCAATTTGATCCTGATCTAGATAAAGCAACACGCGATGAGATGGTTGGATTCCTTAAGCCTCTCGTCAAGAAGGCTCGTGGCTATATGCCAGCCAATTCATCGATGCCTTCGGGCTTCGTGGGCACAGCCGAGGATGGTCAGTTCCCTAAGTATGACGCGTCGCTTGCTCGTCGAGGCGTTGGCTATAAACTGACACCGACAAAGCCTAATCGTCAAGGCTGGGTGCAGACAGTATCGATCCATAATAAGACCGCTGGCGGTGCTATCTATGAGACTGCAGGCCGTAAGTCTGGAACAGGTGGAAGGTTCACTCCACGCCTGCCCGGCCAATTAGCAGGATCGAATAAGATGGCAGGTCGCGCAATGTTTAAGGCATACAAAGAAGACGAAGGCAAGGCTAAGGCTGGAGTTATCAAGGCGCTTGAAAAGGCCGCCGCTAAGTTTAACGCGAAGGATATCTAATGGCTGAATTACGCATCCCGATTATCGGTGAGTTCAAGGGGAAGAAAGCCTTTGGCGATGCCGAGAAAGCAACGGGTAAATTAGACAAAGGCGTTAAGAAGTTAGCAGGCACTTTAGCAGCAGCCTTTAGCGTTCAGAAGATAGTTCAGTTCGGCAAAGAGGCAGTAAAAGCATTTGCTGAGAATGAGAAATCTGCCAAGCGACTAGAGACAGTAGTAAAGAATCTAGGGCTAGCCTTTGAGCTTCCCGGCATAGAAGCCAACCTAGATAAGGTATCTGCCAAGTTCGGATACGAAGGCGAAGTACTCCGCGAAGCATTCCAGAAGTTAATTACCACTACTGGCTCAGCGAAGAAGTCACAGGATCTTCTCAACCTTTCTCTAGACATTGCCGCAGGATCTGGCGTCGATCTCCTCACAGTTAACCAAGACCTAGCCGCCGCTTATGTCGGACAGACTAGAGGCCTACGTAAATATAACCTAGGCCTTACTCAATCAGAACTTAAGACCCTAGATTTTGATAGCGCAGTCAGTAAACTATCTGCAAACTTTAAGGGGGCTGGTGGGGCTGAACTTGAAACTTTCTCAGGTAAGATGCGAGTACTTCAAGAAGCTGCTGATAATGCTCAGGAGATCATTGGTAAGTCACTAGTAGATAGCCTTTCTTTATTGGCAGGCGAAGGTAATACTATTGAGCCATTAACTACAGCGATGGCGGACTTTGCAACCTATATTGGAGATGCTATTTATGGCATTGCTGTTTTATCAGAAAAGATAAAAGGTATACCCGGCTTTGGCGGAGTCGCTAATACGGCCTCCTTTAGAAAATTACTTAGCATTACTCCCGGCGGTGGTCTTCTAAGTGCCTTAGATGCACTAGCAAAATTAGGTAGTGAAGCTAGACCGACTCCCGGCATGGGCGGTTATCCTAGTTCTGCACTAGGTGGTACTTATATAGATCCTAATGAAGCGGCTCGTAGGAAAGCCGAAAAGGAAGCAGCAGCTCGTGCAGCAGCAATCGCGGCATTACAGAAGAAAGCCTTAGATACACAGAAGAAGGCTAACGCTCTTACGAAGGCGGCTAAGACTATCGATCTCGATCGTATCAGCATGACTGCCGCCCTTCGTGGAAAGATCAGCGAGACAGATCGCCTATCCCTTAATCTTCAATTAGCGTTGCTAGATAAGAATGATGCAGCGGCACTCAAGTTATCAGCAGAATTAAGCGAGGCAGTCAAGCGCCAGCAGGCTCTTAACGCAGCTCTTATCGCTACTCCAGAAGCGCCGAACCCTTATCGTAATTGGAAAGTGCCTACTTTAGATTTTGGTGGCAATCTTCTCGGATCAGTCGTACCGAATTTTGTACCACCTAGTTATGCAATGCCACCAACCTTTGGGCAACAGGGAGGCCTACCTGCTGGCGTAGTAGCTGGCGTCAACCCTGAGCCTGTAGTAAACGTCATAGTTACACTAGATAGTGGAGTAGTAACTAACGCCGTGTCCGAAGTACAGACCAATAACAATCTTTCAGGATCATTTACTTCTGTCGGCGGTCGAGGCGCGAACACAGCGAGATTTACCTAATGACGCTTCCGGCAACGATCTCGGTCTCCTTTGACTTTAGCCAAGGCGCTACCTTTGGATTCCCCTTTACTATCGGTGATCCAGTTAACGGCATCATCGGAGTATCTCAATTCGCATCAAGTGAAGTGCCAGAGCCCGTAATCGATCTAAGTCCTCAGACTCGGCAGATTACTATCAGGCGCGGTAGGAATATCATGCGCGATACCTATGAGTCTGGATCTTGCACAGTCCGAGTTATCGATGAGAACGGCGACTTTAACCCACAGAATCCAGCGAGCCCTTACTTCGGGTTCCTGACTCCTCTTCGTAAGATCCGAGTAGCAGCTACTACTAACACTACTCAAGCCTTTCTCTTCTCTGGCTATGTCACGGACTATAAATACACCTACCCTCAGGGGCAGGAATTAGGTTATGTCGACATTATGTCCTCAGATGCATTCCGCTTATTCGCTATGGCTAACGTATCGACGATTGCAGACTCAGGGAGTGGGCAGACTACTGGCACACGAATAGATAAAATTCTTGATCAGGTAGACTTTCCGTCTAGTATGCGCTTTATCGACGCAGGATCTACAACAGTACAGGCAGACCCAGCCACTACCCGTACAAGCCTTTCAGCGATTCAGGTAGCAGAGTTTACAGAGCAGGGCGCGTTCTTCGTCCGTGCAGATGGAGAAGTAGAGTTCAAGGATCGTGCCGATGTAGTGGGCTCTCTAGCCCCGGCACCGATCGAGTTTAATCAGACTACAGGGATTCCATACTCAGATCTTCGCTTCGCCTTCGATGACAAGCTCATCATTAACAGCGCTACCATGAAGCGAGTCGGTGGCGCTACAGTCTCGGCTAATAACTCAGACTCGATCGCTAAGTACTTCCCTCATGGCATGAACGTCGAGAACTTGATCGCACAGACAGACGCGCAGGTTCAGAATATTGCAGACATCTACGTCGCTACTAGAGCAGAGACTACGATCCGCATCGATGCCATGACTGTCGATCTACTTGATCCAGCCGTTCCAACAGATACGATGATCGGGCTTGAGTACTTCGATAATCTTGAGATCACTAACATCCAGCCAGACGGCTCGACAATCGTTAAAACCTTGCAGGCGCAGGGCTTGGCATGGGATATAACCCCTAACAGCATGAAGGTCACAGTTACAACACTTGAGCCTATAGTAGAAGGATTCATTATAGGATCTGCAAATTACGGTATAATCGGACAATCCATAATGGGATACTAGGAGAAAAAAATGGCAGTAGGCTTTCCAGCATCGACAGGCGACATTTTTACGGCGGCAGACTATAACGGCCTAGTAGCCTTTACTATCGGCGCAGATAAGACGGCGAACTATACTTTCGTATTAAACGATCAATATCAGGAACTAATTGTAGTTAATAGCGGTACAGCTAAAGACGTTTTAATTCCTACAGATGCCTCAGTAGCCTTTGCAGTAGGTACAGTAATTACTGTCTATAATGAGGGCGCGGGATTGGTCACACTTAAGGCCGTCACTCCCGGCACTACTACAGTTCAGAGCCGTGGCGCGACCGCTGCGTCTCCAACTCTTGCCAGTTTCGGTTCTGCCGCTTGCATTAAAATAGCAGCAAATCTATGGGCGGTAGTCGGGGCTATTGCGTAATGCTTAATAATGTAGTCGGTCTAATCAATCCCGCCATAGTGCCTTCAAATGTTGATTACTTGGTAATCGCTGGTGGTGGCGGCGGTACCTCATATGGTGGCGGCGGTGGCGCTGGTGGTTATCGAACTAATACTTTTACTTTTGCAAAATCAACAAATTATTTAGTTACAGTCGGTGCTGGCGGCGCTGGCGGAGACCCAAATGCAGGTGGTGTCGGAACCCCGGGTTCTAACTCTGTATTTTCTAGCTTTACTTCAACTGGTGGTGGAAATGGTTCACCGGGTGGGACAGTAGACGGCGGCTCTGGCGGTGGCGGTTATCCGACAGCAGGAACGGCAAGCCCTTCGGGTCAAGGCAACAATGGCGGCGCCGGTGACAATAACGCGAATTTTCTTTTACGTTACTCAGGTGGCGGCGGTGGCGCTGGCGCAGCAGGCGCTTCTGGTTCTTCTAATGGAACAACTGGTACTGGTGGCGCTGGTGGTAATGGTTTAGCCTCAAGCATTACTGGCACTTCGGTTACTCGTGGCGGCGGCGGTGGTGGTTTCGTAGATGGTCGCTTAACTTTCCCGACTGGTGGAGCTGGTGGAACAGGCGGAGGTGGAGCAGGAAGTGTTACCGCAACTCCTGGCACATCAGGCACAGTTAATACAGGTGGCGGAGGTGGAGCCTCTAGCTTTGCATCTGGTGGATTTCATAATGCAGGTGCTGGTGGTTCGGGCATTGTGATTTTACGATTCTTATCCTCTTTAGGAACAATAACTATTGGAGCAGGATTAACAGGATCAACAGCCGATGATGGTCTTTACAAAGTTACAACAATCACAGCAGGCAGTGGAAATGTGAGCTGGGCATAATGGCACATTACGCATTTTTAAATAACTCAAACATTGTCACAGAAGTCATTACCGGTATTGATGAAACAGAACTAATCCAAGGGCTAGACCCTGAAACTTGGTACGGCAATTTTAGAGGCCAGACATGCAAGCGTACAAGTTATTCTGGGTCAATCAGATTTAATTACGCTGGCATCGGATTTACATACGATCCGATCGATGATGCATTTATAGCGCCTATGCCATGCGATCACGCAGAACTATTATTAAACGATCTAAAGAAATGGGAATGCTCTAATGAAGCCCATACTGTGTAAGGCTGGGCAACAGTTACGCGAGCAATTTGATGACACCTTCCCAGATCGTGATAGGCGTTCCGATGGCTGGATCGGCGATCTCCGTCATTCAGCGCGTCCTAGTGATCACAACCCTGATCCAGCGACAGGGGTGGTTCGTGCCATCGATGTCGACAGAGATGTACATAAGTCAGGCAAGCCCGACCTCATGCCCGATATTGCAGATCAGCTTCGACTCGCGGCCAAGGCAGGAGAGAAGCGAGTGTCCTACATCATCTTCGCAGGACGAATTGCATCGGCTCGCATGGGCTGGCGCTGGCGCAAGTATTCTGGAAGTAATCCACATAACGCGCATTGCCATATCTCTTTCACTAAACAAGGCGATCAAGACGGCTCTTTCTTTAATATCCCGTTACTAGGAGGCAAAGTATGAATATGAAACATCCAGCACTAATCGCAGTAGGCGCATTCCTAGCAGTATGGGGAACTACTTCTAACTTCGATCTTAACTATCGTTCAATCCTAGGCGCAGTAGTGGCAGGAGTGTTCGGATACGCGAGCCCTAAAAAGTGAGCCAAGAAAACTTCTTTACCCTTTACTTTGCTAGCCTTGCAGTAATCGGTGGCCTTGCTGGCTACGTCATTACTCACTTGCTATCCGAAATTAAGCGACTCAACTCGCGTGTCGATGAGATTTATAACATCCTCTTAGAGCGATAATTTTAATATGGCAAAGAAGAAGGTTATCGATCTTGATACTTATTCACAGTTAGACGCGTGGGCTATTAGCCTGCATGAGATGTATCGCGCATTGCGCCGGGCTGGCTTTGCCATCGATATCTGTCTAGCAATTATCTCTGATCGAGATGCTTACCCTGATTGGATCTTGCCATCGATCCCCGACCGAGTGGATCGCCTACCCTATGAGGATGACGAAGAGGACTAATGAAGCGCATAGTCATAGTGAGCGACCTACAGGTTCCGTTCCACGATAGACACGCAGTTAAGAATCTAGCCAGTTTTATCAGTAAGTTTAAGCCGCACGAAGTAGTCACGATTGGCGATGAAATTGATTTTAACACGATCAGCAAGTTCAGCGAAGGAACACCCGAAGCCTATGAGCAGACGCTTGGAGATGATCGCGATGAGGCTGTTCAAGTACTTTACGATCTACAAGTAACCCAGACGATTAGGTCTAATCACACAGACCGCCTTTACAATCAGATCATGAGGAAGATTCCCTCATTCCTATCTTTGCCAGAACTTAGGTTCGAGAAGTTTATGAGATTTGATGAGCTAGGGATTACCTTTCATAAGAAGCCCTACAATATTGCGCCTAACTGGATTGCAGTACATGGCGATCATACCCCTATCAAGTCACAGGGAGGGCTCTCAGCCCTTGAGGCGGCTCGTAGACACGGGAAGAGCGTTATCTCAGGGCATACTCACAGGATGGGCAGATCGTCCTTTTCAGAGGCCTCTGGAGGCCGTTTAGGGCGTGTTCTGCATGGTGTCGAAGTAGGCAATCTTATGGACTTTAGCAAGGCCTCATATACCAAGGGCTCGGCTAATTGGCAATCAGGTTTTGCCATCATGTATGTCGATGGAAAGAACGTTCAGGTCGATCTGATCTATCTGGAAAAGGATGGAACTTTTGTAGTCTCAGGGAAGCGGTATGGACGACCTAGATAACGATCTTGATCGGGATATTGACGATCACATAGACGACGCAGAATTGTTACCATTTCGTTATCTGAATATCTAGATTTTCCCCTTTGGGGTATGAGATGGTTAAGCCACGGATGAAGGGCATCCACAGAAAGGCTTAACAATGTTCGATACAGTTACTCAGGACGTTATAGCTTTAATCACTATCTCGGCGCTATGGTTTCACTTTGGCCGGTCGGTAGGTATTCGTGTAGGTTATCTTAAAGGCCGTAAAGCGGTCAGAGATTACTACGAAGCCAAGGATAAGGTGAGAGTGTGAAAGCGAATGATTTTCTCAACGAAGCAAAAGCAGTTATACAAGATCGTGGAATGGACTACGGACACCCGTCAGACAATATGTCCCGAACCGCATGCCTCTGGTCTGCATTCCTCCAAATGCCTGTTACTGACTATCAAGTGGCGTCATGCATGGCACTGGTCAAGCTCGCTCGAAGTATGGAATCGGGAAAGGTCGATACATACATCGACGCTGCAGCATATATGGCAATAGCAGGGCAACTACACACAGAGGAGAATGAGCTCTATGTTTAACTTAGAAGATTATGAGACAGTAGAAGAACGTCTAATTAAGTTTTGGAAGGATCATCCAGATGGACAAATTCACACAAAATTACTTGATCAAAGTCCCGGCCGTTTTATTGTTGAGGCTTCTGTATATCGTACAGAGGCGGACATTCGTCCATGGACTACAGGACTTGCAGAGGAAACGATTCAAGGTCGAGGTGTCAATGCGACAAGCGCGCTGGAGAATTGTGAGACTAGTGCTATCGGTCGAGCGCTTGCTAACGCAGGATACGCAACAAAGGGAAAGCGAGCGTCACGAGAAGAGATGGTCAAAGTTAATAAGTCGAATGAAGTAAAGGCTAGCATCGATGAAGTAAAGGCTAAGATGGCTAGTACATCTGGCGAATACATTCCAGTAGTAAAGGAGGACGATCCATGGACTATCAAGCCAGCGACTATGCCGCCCACAATGGGGGAAGCTGTATCGATGGTGAAAGAGATCATTGGAGGCCAGACAGAGAAGGATATTCCGCGCTGTCCTCATGGCGACATGATTTGGAAAACTGGTCAATCGGGCGCAGGTAAGCAATGGGGACATTTCAAGTGTTCTGCATGGGTAACAGGTGAACTGACTAGATGCCCTAAGGGTGAAGATGTAATCTGGTATGAGATCAACAAAGATGGCGCATGGCAACGCCAGAAGGCGAGAGCATGATGGGATCACTACAGTTTATGAATCAAGATGGGGAATGGGAGTCATTCCCTACAGAAGATGAGATCGCACGATCTAAAGAAGTCCAGGCTATCTTAGAAGAGTTCACGATGATGACTAGATGCTGCTTATGTAATGAGTCAATTCCAGTATCAGAGATCAAAGTGAACTTACAGAGTAAAGCATGGTCATGTAGAAAGTGTCATGCGGTAAATGGCCTCACAAAGCCGTAAGTACCGAGGATTCTCGACTGAGCGCACTGTCGCCAAGTACCTATCGACTTGGTGGGCACATGCGGATATCGGTCGAGGGGCTGGAAAAGATATAACCCATGTTCCGTTCGACATGGAGGTTAAGGCTAGATCGGCATTCCAGCCAAAGGCGTGGATCGATCAGGTCACTAAAAGAGCTAGCAAGTCCAATGACTTGCCTATCGTGGTGTGTCGCTTGAATGGCCAAGGAGAAGCTAATCCTCAGGATTATCTGGCCTTTATGCGGCTTGGTGATCTGGTCGATCTATTGCTCAAGTCAGGTTACGGGGATTTTAAAGGTGATCGAGATACACTAGAGCCTATGCGTTGCAAGATGTGCGGCGCTTGGGCGTTCACGCCTACATGCAAGACGTGTGAGGTTGATCCAGATGCCGACTTATGAGTTCGAGTGCGACAATGAGCAGTGCGAATCTAATGCGAGAATCGAGCAATGGATGAGCATCAATGAGCCTCATGATCTGGAATGCCCATTCTGTCATTCATCTATGCATAAAGTTTACAGCTCTGTAGGTGTCATCTTCAAGGGATCAGGATTCTATAGTTCGGACAATCGATGAAGATCGGGAGTCTATGCACCGGCTACGGCGGCCTGGATATAGCAGTTGAGGCTTACTTCAACGCTGAGACAATATGGTGCGCGGAATATGATAAACACGCCTCAAAGGTAATCGAGGATAGATTTGGTTACATCAATTACAAAGACATCAAAGAGATTAAGTGGGAAGACGTCCCTAAGGTGGACATACTTACCGCTGGTTATCCCTGTCAACCATTCTCGGTAGCAGGTAACAGAAAGGGTGAAGACGATGCAAGACACATATGGCCGTATATCAAAGACGCCATTCGCACAATTAGACCTAGATGGGTGGTCATGGAGAACGTTAAAGGCCATCTCTCGCTCGGCTTCGACCAAGTCCTCAGTGACCTTGCCAGTATCGGGTATGATGCAAGATGGGAAATTGTACGAGCTGCAGAAGTTGGCGCACCCCACCATCGCAGAAGACTCTTTATTGTTGCCTACCCCTCACACGGGAGTACAACACACTACGGGCAAGTGCAGGAATTGGGGCGCGGATTTACTTCATGCACTGACATGCACATGCAAGCTGCGCCGCAGGAATTGGATCAAGGCCGAGTAAGCGCACAATTCGTCGAGTACATGATGGGTCTGCCTGCAGGATGGGTAACAGATATCGACATTCCTAAGAATCAGCATTACAAGATGTTAGGTAATGGGGTAGTTCCTCAACAGGCTTATTACGCATTACAAAGACTCGTGGAATTAGACACGCCTTCTGAACAGGACTTATATGAATAGACTTGACTGGTCTGGTACTCTCAGCGCTAGAGCCCATCAGGGGCTCAACGCGAGCCCGATAGGGCTAGCTCGCGTGGTAGCACTCGCTATTGGGATATCTCTATCTATAGCAATGCCCCTAGATGCACAGGCGTCAAATAAGCAAATACAATGGGCAAAACAATTAGCTAAAGAGCAATTAACTGATAAGCAAGAATTATGCCATCATGAGATAGTGTTTAGAGAGAGTACTTGGAACTATAAGGCCATAGGCAATATAGGCGGCACCAAGCAGACATATGGGCTATATCAGATGAAGGTAGAGAGCCTTAAGCATGCTAATAGCATCAAGCAGTTCTGGATGTACTATCACTATGTAGGCTATCGCTATGGATGGACTGAGTATGAGGATCCTAACTACTGTGGTGCATTGCATCATCTAAAGACTAGAGGATGGCAATGAGTACAAAGCGAGGAGATCCTCGTGGTACTCGTGCCTATAAAGCAAGGCGCTTAGAGGTGCTACAAAGAGATCAATGGTCATGCTTCTACTGTCAGATGCCAGCGACTACAGTCGATCACGTCATCCCAATCATTCAAGGAGGGGATCCGATTGCATACGATAATCTGGTCGCATGTTGTGCTACATGCAATAGCAAGAAGGGGAGTAGGTCTGAGGGCGTTTTTTTAGCACGCACGGCCACCCCCCCTGTCTTTTCTTCCAATATCTACCCGATGCAGTCCAGACTGATGCCGGACTCACCCTTTTCTGCCCGACCGATTCCGATCGATGGTGAATGATGGGAGCTCGTAAACAGCCGCTACGAGGGGCAACGAAAGCAAGGCTTCACAGTCCACTTCTCAAGGGTAAAACTAGAGCCGATGAGGTCGCTAAGATGGCTGAGGACTTGGGCACGCCTTTATTACCTTGGCAACGCTGGCTACTTGATGACATGATGCGAATTGACGCTAAAGGGATGTACATTCGCAAGACATCACTCGTTCTAGTAGCTCGCCAGAATGGCAAATCTCATCTAGGACGTATGAGAGTGATCTGGGGTCTCTTCTATGGAGGCGAGACTAAGCATCTAATCATGTCCTCCAACCGAGCCACAGCCCTCATGACCTTTCGAGAGATTGCTTGGATCATTGAGAACGCACCTCACCTTAAGGCGGGCACTAAGGCAATCAGATATGCCAACGGCGGAGAACGAATAGAGCTACTCAACGGGGCAACGCTCGACCTAGTATCTGATACGCGAGATTCATCCCGTGGTCGCACCGCTGATTTTCTTTGGATCGATGAAGTCCGAGAGATCAGCAAGGACGGATACACCGCCGCGATCCCTACCACTCGCGCAAGACCTAACGCACAGACGCTACTTACATCGAATGCCGGGGACGCCTTCTCCGAGACTCTTAACACGCTAAGAGAGCGAGCCTTATCCGCGCCTCCTAAGTCTTTCGGGTTCTACGAATACTCAGCGCCACAGTATTGCAAGATCACAGACCGCAATGCATGGGCGATGGCTAATCCAGCGCTCGGCTACACGATAACGGAGGAATCACTTGAGGAAGCAGTGGCGACAAATAAGATTGAAGACACTCGCACGGAATTATTATGTACGTGGATTGATTCTTTGCAAAGTCCGTGGCCTCATGGGGTACTTGAGGCGACCTCCGACTCCACACTCCAGATCCCGATCGGTGGCTATACAGTATTTGGCTTCGATGTATCTCCTTCTCGCAGAAATGCAAGCCTCGTTGCTGGTCAAATTATGGGTGATGGAAGAATCGGAGTGGGAATCCTCCAGACGTGGGAGTCGCAAGTCTCGGTCGATGATCTAAAGATTGCAGCAGAGATCAAAGCATGGGCTGATCAGTACCGGCCGAAGATGATCTGCTATGACAAGTATGCAACGCAATCGATCGCCGAACGCCTTGCCAATGCAGGTCAGATCATTCAAGACGTGTCCGGCCAGCAGTTCTATCAGGCGTGTTCGGACTTACTAGACGGACTGGTTAACAGTCGAGTAGTTCATAACGGACAAGAAGAGCTAATTAAACAGATGAATAATTGCGCCGCTAAAGTCAATGACTCAGCATGGCGAATCGTAAAGCGTAAGAGCGCTGGCGATATCTCTGCACCAATCGGGTTAGCGATGGTGGTGTCGATGCTATTAAAGCCACAACAGGTAGCGCGTATCTACACGGAATGACCTAGATGTAGTGTATAATTGCGACCTATGGGTCTATTCGATCGTAAGCCAAAAGTACTAGAGGCTCAACGTGCGCCGCAGATTATGGGCGATAGCATTAACGCGATTTATAATTTTACCTTTCCAGTTATATCCCGTCGCGACGCTATGGGCGTTCCAGCTCTCAAGCGCTGCCGCGATCTACTCTGCACAGTCGGTACTATCCCGCTTGAGTATAAGAAGCAGGCTACAGGCGAAGAGATTGCCGCGCCTCGCTGGGTGCACCAACTATCAAAGTCACAGCCTCAATTCGTCACCCTTTCATGGCTAGTAGACAGCCTCCTTTTCTACGGACAAGCGTTCCTAGAGATCACCGAAATTTATTCCGAAGACGGCCGAGGCGCGTCCTTTGAGTGGGTCTCTAACACTCGCGTTACTTTCGATTTAGATATACATAACACTTTCGTTACTCAGTACTACGTCGATGGATCACCCCGGCCAATGTCAGGACTTGGATCACTCGTTACATTTCAGGCGTTTAATGAAGGCATTCTAAATACAGGGTCTCGTACAATTCAAGCCGCTATCGATGTGCAGAAAGCCGCAGCAGTAGCCGCTGGGACACCGATGCCGACGGGTTTTATTCGGAATTCTGGCGCTGATCTTCCTCCAGCAGAAGTTCAAGGACTCCTCGCATCATGGAAAGCGGCTCGACAAAATCGCAGTACCGCATATCTCACT